GGTAACAACGACCGCACCCATCTCTGGAGTGTGTAAAAAGTGAAAACTTGGAAACCATGACGCAGAAGGACTTAGCCGAAGCTCTCGGCATATCGAAGGGGCAAGTCAGCAAAGACGTGGCGCAAGGAATGCCGGTCGGCTCAATTGAGGCCGCGCGTCTTTGGCGGGCGCAGAATAAGATCGAGGGCATCGGTCACAAGGGCGCGGACGACTCGCTGACGGCCTCAGCGTCGGCGGCTGGCGTGATGCCGTCGCGTGTCGGCGGCGCACTCGAAACCGCACCGGCTGACCCTGCCGGCACGCTCGAAAGAATGCGCGACGTTGAGATGCGGCAATATGCGCTGATCGACGCGGCATTGACGCGGGCGCAAAAAAGCCAGTCGCCGCTCGACTATGCCGTGTTGCCGGGCCTCTTCCGCGCCTACAATCAGGCGGGCGCAAACGCACTTGCAGCGGCTGCTTCATGGGAGCGCCATTGTCGGGCAGCCGGCGAGGTCGCTCCGGTTGAGCATTTGATGAACGTCCTGACGTCGCGGCTGGAACCGTTGGCGGCGCGACTCAAGAACTTTGCGGCAAACGTCGCAGCGCGCGCGAATCCGTCTGCGCCGGCAGTGGCGGAGGCTGCGATTGATGCCGAGCTGAAGCCGATCCTGTTGCAGATCGCGGCAGGCATGGAACCGATACCGGCAGCGCCGGAAGCCGCATGATCATCGACGCCCGCAACTCTCTCGACCGTCGGGCATCGCGCCTGCTAACGCCGCGCGAGCTGCCCGACATCGTTGACTTCCTCGAAGGCCGGACGCTCGACCTCGACGGAAACAAAGTCGGCCCGCTGCAACTGATCGACAAGGACGATCCGTATCGTGGGCCGTTCACGACCGAGAACTGTCCCGACCTGCGCGAGATTCTGCGGTCGGGCGTTTCGCCGAAGATTCGGCGGACGATCATCGTCGGGCCGACGCAGAGCTTCAAGACCTCGGCAATCATCGGCATCGAAGCCTACACCATCGCCGTCGACCATGGGCCGGTCGCTCACGTCCTGCCGGCTGAACCGCTCGCCCGTTCGTTTTCGCAGAAGCGGTTTCAGATGATCGTGGATAACACGCCATGGCTCGCCGCGCTGAAGCCGAAGAATCCCGATGCTTACAAGGACCTTGAGTTAGGTTTCACGACCTGCACCGTCCGCTTTGCCGGCTCGAACTCGCCCGGCAATCTCGCATCGTTCCCGTATCGCCGCGTCATCGGCGACGAAACCGATAAGTTCCCGCAGCGGCTAAAGAACGAGGCCGGCACGCGCGAACTTCTACAGCAGCGAACCGGACAGTTCACGCATTTCAACCAGATCGACGCCAGCACGCCGACCGTCCCGTGGGGAACGATTTGGCAGGCGGCTTTGATTGGCGACTGCCGGCGCTACTACGTGCCGTGCTTTCACTGCGGAAAGCTCTTCACGCACCGATTCACGACGGACGGAACGACGCTCGTGTGGGACCAGTGCGCGAAGAATGCGAACGGGACATGGGACATCGAGCGCGTCGCGAAGACGGCGCACTATCGCTGCCCGCATTGCCAGAACGAGATTTGGGAGAATCACCGTCGCGACATGCTGCACGCCGGGCAGTGGATTCCTGATCCGAAGGAAGAGGCCGACGCGCGCCGCTCCGACTACGAACTCGTTGCCGATCCAGAGTGCCGCAGCTACTTCCGCTCGTGCTTCAACGTCCTGCATCCGAACCGCACCTATGCTGCCATCGCAGTCAAGCATCTGCTCGCCGGCAAAGACCCGTCGCGCCGGCAGAATTTCACGAACAGCGAACTCGGCGAAGTTCACGAGGAAGGCGGAGAGGCAGTCGAAGCGAAGGTGATTTACGACCGGCGCGAAGACTACCTTGGCGCGGATGACGTGACGCCGGCCGGGCGCGTCATGCTGCCGGAAGACGTGCGCGTAATTACTGCCGCGGTCGACGTGCAGGCGGAGCCGGCGCGCTGCGAGTTCGAGATAGTAGGGTGGGGCGCTGGAATGGAATCGTGGGGCATTCAATACGGCATCGTCGAGAAACGTGGTCGGAGCTGGCCGGAAGTATTCGAAGAGGTTGATCGCATTCTCTGCCAGCCGTGGCTTTTGCCAATCGGGACTGCGGGCGCATACATGGAGCTTCAGCCGGCGGCAATCTGCTGGGACACGGGACACGAGACGGAAGCCGTCTATAAATTTGTGAAGAAGTGCCAGCCGCGGCGCGTGTATGCCGTCAAGGGTGCGACCGAAGGATACGGTGCGCCGCTCGTTTCGCGTCCGGCGAAGTCGGGCGTCAAGAAGGTCACGCTTTACCAGATCGGAACCGTTACCGCGAAGTGCGAAATCTATTCGCGCCTCCGCCTGACCGAGCACGGCGCAGGCATGATGCACTTTCCAAAAGAGCCGAAGCGCGGCTATGACATCGAATACTTCCGCCAGATCACGGCGGAAAAGCAGATCAAGCGATGGTCGGGAGGACGGATGACGATCAAGTTCATCAAACCGGGCGGACGGCGAAACGAAGCACTCGACATTCGCTGCTACAATCGCGCGGCGTTGCATTTGCTCGATCCTGTATTTGAGAAGCTGGATGAGAAAGTCGCCGCAGCCGCAGCCGCGCAACCGGAAGCCGATCCGACTCCGCCGCAGGCGACACCGGAAACCGTTGCAGATTCTGCAACAGTTCAACCAGCCGCAGAATCCGCAGAGTTCAACCCGTCGACGGGCAAGATCGAGCCTGCGCCAGCGCCCGATGCTCCGAAGCCAAACAGCTACGAAGTAGTTGCCGGGCCCGCACCCGAAGCCGCACCGCGCCCGACGCTTCCGCGCAAGGCGTTTATGCCTCGCCGGCAGAGCTGGGCGGCGCGCTGGTAGGGCTGAAATCACCTACGGTTGACAGTCTCGCCCCATTCTCAAAGGGGCATGACAAATTACCGGCCAACATCTTCACGCGTTTTGCATGGCCCTTTCGTGGGCAAAACCAAAGCCGAGCTGCAGGCGCTGCTCGTGACGGCGCAGAACGAACTCGGCGAAGGCGGCGACACGATCACGTCGGCCAGCGTCAACGGCCAATCGTTCAGCACGGGCGGCCAAGGTCCGTCCGTCCTCGGTCGCATTCGAATGATCACCGCCGCACTCGCGCAGGTTGATCCTGACTTTATCGCGCCGCGTCCGACGATGAACGTCCGATTCGGAGGCGGCTGCTAATGTCGCTCATCTCCCGCATCGGAACCGCTGCACGCATTCTCTTTGGCCGTCAGACCGGCAAGCGTGCATTTAACGGCGCTCAGGGCGGGCGTCTCTACGCCGACTGGATGGCCGGCGCTACGTCATCTGACGCTGAGATTCGCAGTTCTTTCCGCAAGCTGCTCGACCGCTCTCGGGACCTCGAGCGCAATAACGACTACCAGCGCGGCTATCTAGGCGACTGCGAAGATAACATCGTCGGCTCCATTCGGCAGGATTTGCGCATGGACTGCGGCGAATACGTTTCCGGCAAAGGCAAGGACCGCGCGCCCGTCTGGCAGCCCGACCGCCTCGCGAATACGATCATCGAAAACGCATGGCTCGAATGGGGCAAGCGCGGCACCTGCACAGTCTGCGGTCGCTACTCGTGGCGCGATCTAAAGCGCCTCGCCGTCCGCACCGTTCCGCGTGATGGAAATTTTCTCGCGCGCAAAATCTACGGAGCGGCGTCGGGAAACCGCTTCGGATTCGCGCTGCAAATCTGGGAAATCGACCATCTCGACCTGAATAAGTTTCAGATGTTATCCGACGGTTCGGAGATTCGTTTCGGTATCGAGCGCGATCCGCAAGGCCGCGTCGCAGCCTACTGGATGATGGCGCGGCATCCCGGCGACATGGGCGGCTCGTTCATGCAATCGACCTCGACGCGCTTTCTGGCGTCCGAGGTTTATCACGCTTTCGTAACCGAGCGCGCAGAGCAGACTATCGGCCTTCCGTGGTGCGTCTCGGCGATCACGCGCCTCCGCCAGCTCGGCGCATTCGAGGAAGCGGCAGTCATTGCGGCGCGTCTCGGCGCGTCGAAGGCTGGCTTCTTCAAGACGACCGGACAGGGCGAATGGACGGGCGAAACCGGCGCAGATGGTCGCGCGGTGATGAGTGCCGAGCCGGGTCAATTTGAGCAGATGCCCGAAGGCTGGGACCTGGCACAGTGGAATCCCGAATATCCGAACATCGAAACGAGCGAGTTCCGCAAGGCGATGCTGCGCGGCGTCGCGACCTCGCTCGGCACGTCTTACACGACACTCGGCAATGATCTTGAGTCGGTGAATTTCTCCTCTGCGCGCGTCGGCCTGTTCGATGAGCGCGAGACATGGAAGAAGCATCAGCTCTTTTTCGATGAATGCCTATGGGAGCCGATCTTTGGCGACTGGCTTTCGACCTCGATGACGTCGGGCGCGGTCAACTTGCCGCTGTCGAAGTTCGAGAAGTTCAATCGCCCGCGGTTCAAGGGCCGTCGCTGGCCGTTCATCGACCCGCTGAAAGAGATCGAGGCCGCGAAAGGCGCGATTGCGCTCCGCCTCGGTTCGCGTCGCCAATTCATCGAAGAAGGCGGCGGAGATGTCGAAGACGTGTTTCACGATAACGTCGAAGACGAGAAACTTGCCGACGACATCGGGCTCGACCTATCGCCGCCTCCGATTGAATCGACGCCGAGCGCCATCGCTGCCGCGGCTGCCGCTGGATCAGCCGACGAAGCGGCTGCATCCGCACCCGCAAAAGGCGCGAAGACGGGCGGTTGACACCTGCTCCCATGAGTATGAAAGGCAACGAAACCCGCATCGCATCCATCATCGCAGACCCGCGCACGCAGAAGATGGCGCGTGCGTTCAGCGTTGAGCGCGCGACTCTCGATGAGACGGCTCGCACGGTAGAGCTTTCATTCGCCAGCGAGAATCCCGTCGAACGCTGGTTCGGGATGGAAGTCCTAGAAGTTTCCGACGCAGCGTGCGACCTTTCGCGACTCAACAACGGCGGCGCAGTTCTCCTGAACCACTGCTGGGACGATCAAGTAGGCGTCGTCATCCGCGCATGGATCGACGCTGCCACGAAAAAGGCGCGCTGCATCGTGAAGTTCAGCCGCAGCGCGTGCGGCGAAGATATTTTCCAAGACATCAAGGACGGCATCCGCAGCTTGGTAAGCGTCGGTTACATCGTCCGCAAGATGGTCCTGCAGTCGGTCGAAGGTGACATGGAAACTCACCGCGTGACCGATTGGCAGCCCTACGAGGTGTCTGTGGTAGCCGTCCCCGCCGATACCTCCGTTGGCGTCGGGCGCAGTCAATCCACGGAGAAAACCACTCATCGTCAGTCAACTACCAATCCCATGCCCGAAGCTCCTGCCGCGGCTCCTGCCGTTACGCTCAACGAATCCGAAATCCGCACCGCCGCTCTCACCACTGAGCGCACGCGCGCCAAAGACATCAACGCCGCCGCGGCGCACCTCATCACTCGCCACCCGCAGCACGCTGAATCTCTCCGCGCTCTCGCCGCGAAGTGCGTCGAAACCGGCGATAACGTCGACGCGTTCAACCGCTCCGTGCTCGCCGACGTGCTCGCGACGACCGAGACGCGCACTCCCGGAATCCGTCAGGATGCGGGCGCTGCGACGCTCGGCCTGAATGGCAAAGAGCGGAAACGCTACTCGCTTATGCGTGCGATCAATCTCGCCGCCGCCGGCAAGCCGCTCGACGGTTTCGAAGCCGAGTGCTCCGTCGAAATGTCGCGGAAGCTCGACCGTCCCGCGCAAGGCTTCTTCGTTCCCGACGAAATCCTGCTCGGCAATCGTGCTGCGCAACGCGGCCTGTCCGCCAACATCAATGCCGATGGCGGCTACACGGTCGGAACCGACATCATGACGAATGAGCTGGTTGAGCTTCTGCGCAACCAGTCCAAGGTGATCGGCCTCGGCGCTCGTCTCATCACCGGCCTGACCGGCAATGTCTCGATCCCGCGTCAACTCACGGGCGCTGCCGCCTACTGGGTCGCCGAGGGCGCGAGCATCACGCAAAGCTCCGCCACCTTCGGTCAAATCTGGGGCAAGCCCCGCCGCATCGGCACCTCCGTTCCTTACACGAAGGAATTTCTCGCGCAGACCTCCCTCAGCGCCGAGAGCTTCGTCCGCGACGACAGCATGAACGCCATCGGCGTTGAGCTGGACCGGGTGGCGATCAACGGCACCGGCGGCAGTCAGCCGCTCGGCATCCTGAATCTCGCTTCCGGCGACCGCTCGACCAGCGTCAGCTTCGGCGCTGCTCCGACTTGGGCGAAATACGTCGATTTCTGGACGCAGGTCGCGACGAACAACGCGCTGCTCGGCAATCCCGCCTACCTCACGACTCCCGCGAGCGTGGCGAAGGCGATGACCGTCCAGAAGTTCGCCACCTACGGCGACCCGATCCTCAAGGACGGCAAGATCGGCGTCTATCCCGCCGAGTGGTCCAACCAGTTCCCGTCCTCGGGCACGCTGAATCAGGTTATCTTCGGCGACTTCTCCCAAGTGCTCTTCCTCGAATGGGCCGGCTACGACATCGTGGTTGATCCTTATTCCGGCAAAAAGGAAGGCACGGTTGAAATCACCATCCAGCGCCTGATGGACATGATCATCCGTCGCAGCAAGTCGTTCTCCATCTCGTCGGATTCCGGCGCTCAGTAATCCGCCGAAATCTCAACACTCAACCCGATACCACTACCATGTATCCCGCAGACATCACCGGCCCTCTCACGCAGACCAGCGTTTCCGCCATCGCAGCCCGCACCGCCACCGTCACCGCGACGGGCGTCGACGTGCGCGGCTACAAAGGCGGCCTCGTTGTTCAACAGCTCGTTGGCGTCGTGTCCGGCACTACGCCGACGCTCGACGGCAAGCTTCAGCAATCGTCCGACAACTCCACCTGGAGCGACATCACCGGCGCGACCTTCACTCAGGTCACGGCGACCGACTCGTTCCAGAAGATCGGCATCGATGTGCGTCAGACGGGCGGCTACATCCGCTACGTCGGCACCATCGCCGGCACGACTCCCAGCTTCACGATGGGCATCGTCCTCCTCGGTCAAAAAGAGCGCGTCTAAGGCGCTAGGCTAGTCAATCCAACCGCCTCCGGTCGCGCGACTCACATCCGCACCGGAGGCGTTTTTCTTTTCATGGCACTTTTCGACAATATCGGCGCTAAGTTCGCCAACGCTCAACGCACGCTCGCCCGGATTCAGGGCCTCGATACGACGCAGTCCGAGACGAATATCATCGTCAACGGAGCGTCCTATATCGGCACGTTCGGAGCGGCGCAGATTTCAGACGTGATTTCAGTCGGCGGCGGATATCGCCGCGTCTCACGGCTTCCGGTCACGATCACGCGCGGACAGTTCACCGCTCCGCCAGCATCGAAGCAAAAGGCCATCCGCACGGACATTTCGCCGGCCATCGAATACCTGATCGACGACGTAGATGTTAACGATCCGCACCACTACACGCTGTTCCTCGTGAAAAACGGAGCCTGATTCCATGCCTGAAATCACCGAATACGACTACTACGACGCCACGCTCGCGATTACCATCGTAACGCAGCGTCCCGAGGCCGCTCCGTCGCAACTGCTCGTCTCGGCATCGCTGCACGAAGAGTTCGCCGCACGCGTCCGCAAAGTCCTCCGCGAATTTCGTCAGCCGCTCGACGTTTACTTGCCATACTACGCCGTGAACCGCATCCGCCCGGCCGGAACCGCGCGCGACATCGACCGGGAGCTGAATCAGGATCTGCTGCGCCAACAGTTCGCGCTCGGATTTTCGCTCACGGCGGCGGCTCAGATCGCCGACGAAATCGCCGTGTTCGCGATGGAGCGGAACATCGAAAAGGCCGTGCGCGACCTGTTCACGGCAAATGAACTGCCGCACATCTTCATTCCCGGACAAGATGGCGTTCACGGCGATAGCTACATCGATATCGTCGTGACGATCGGCGCGGCGACGAATCAGGGCGTCTGGAACGTGCCGGCTGGCATCGCCTGACCATGGCCGCGGCGATCCTCAACGCCGAAGATATTGGCGAAAAGCTGTCAGAGTCGCTGCGCACCATCGCGAAACTGCAGGGCTTTTCCGAGCAGACGGTGACGCTTGGCGAGGTCGGCGTGATTCTAAAGGCGTGCGCCGGGCGGACGAAGGTCGCGAAACAAGAACGCATCGCCACCCGCACGCGTTCGCGCGTTCTGCACAACCTCGGCCTCACCTCTGGCAAGCTCACGGTGACGATCAACAGCGGCTCGCGGGGCCCGGCTGGTCGCGTATGGGCTATCGTCGGAGACGGCCCAAAGAAAGGCGCGAGCGCGAAAAGCAATCGCCGCTCATTCCTGCTCGCCGGACAAATGTCGGATAACGCGCAGAAGTTCACGCCGACGAAATACCACTTCATCAATCAGCGTTGGTGGGACATTCGCGACACGACAAACGAGTTCGGGACGGCTTTCCGTCGCGCGCTCCCTGCCGCCGAACAGGCTGCCGGCCTTGCCCGTCAGTCGTGGGTGCAGATGGCCGACGACCTCGGCATCATCCTTGAAGATATTCCCGGCGCAGGCGCGTCTTCCGCCGCCATCGCCAAGGCGCGCAAGGCCATCGCATCGGACGGAAAGACCTACGCCAACGGCATCGGGACATCGGAATACGAAGCAAACAAGAGCTTCGTCGCCACATTGACCAACCGACTGCCGTATTGGCCGAAGATCGCGCTCGATAGCGTGCTGCTGTCTGTGATCGCCGGACGCACGAAGTATTTCGAGCAGAACGTGGCGCGGGCCGTGTTCGCATCGCACGCAGAGACGGTGCGCGCATATCCTTGGCTGAAGCTCGTCGGCGCAGCGGCGTAGGCATGGCGGTTGACATGTGCGGCGGTAGTTAGAACCGCCCGTCAACCTTTCCGCATAACTTCCCATGGCCGCACTCACCATCACCGCCGCAAACGTCCTCGGCTCGTCGCTCGCGACGCGCCTTTCGCAATACAAAAGCGCCGCCGCCATCACCGCGGGGCAGCTCGTTTATCTCAACTCCTCGAACGCATGGGCGCTCGTTGACTCCGATGCCTCGTTCGGCACTGCACCGACTGACGTTCGCGGAATCGCAGAAAACTCGGCTCCCGGCGTCGGTCAGCCGCTGGTCGTCGTGATTGCCGATCCGAACTTCACGATTGGCGCAACCAGCACCAACGGCTCGACGCTCTACGCCAGCACGACGCCAGGCAGCATCACCATTGCCGACATTCCGACGACTGGCGCAAAGCCGATTGTCGTCGGAATCATGAACAGCACCACGACTGCCGTGCTCAACATCTTTTCGACCGGAGTCGTGATCTAAACTGCCGCAAACGCAGCACCAAACACCATGGCATCAAATCTCTCCCTCGCCGACAAAGCCCTTATCCGGGGCTCGATCAAAGTCACCGTCGACGGCTACGTTTACCTCCTCAAGACCGGCTCGCGCTCAAAGCCCGTCATCTCGAATTTTGAGAAGGACGAGAACGGCAAACCGCTCGCCTCTTCCCACGTAGTGGACTTCCAAAAGATGTCCGCCGAAATCATGGCTTACACCGGCACGCCTGAGCCTTCCCAGCTCGTCCCGTTCCTCTACGACTCGAAGTATTGGGCGGTCGGCAACCTGACGCTCAGCTACTCGACCGAGGGCCTTCGCGGGTATTCCTGCGAAATCACCCAGCTCGCCGGCGCGTCCGCTGCCGATTTCGTCGCCTCGTAATCGCCTCACCGCACACGGCGCTCGCATCGCCGCACACCTGAGCCCGTCCGGCCAACCTGCCGCACGGGCTTTTTCTTGTCCGACCCATGGAAATCTCTGAAGCCCTCGATAAAGTCGCGCGCCAGTCCGCTCAACGTCGGTCTGCCGCATGGGCAGCCGTGCCGGAAGACGTGCTCGGACTGCCGCTGTCACCGATCACGCCGGCGACGTTCGATCTGCTGCACGGCACGCGCAATGCCTTCGTCTGCGGACTTCCGCCTGTCATGGCCGACGTGCGCAATTTCATCCTCTACCATTCTCCGGGATTCGATCCAGACGCACCAACGCCGCGCTTCCTTTCGCGCCTGCGCGTGAATCTCCGCATTGAGCGCGCACTATGCCCGCTGCTCACGCCGACGCGCGAACGGGCGGCAATCACGGCAGAGCGGTTCATGCAGGCCGTGCGCGAGATCCGCAGCATCATCACCGATACCTGGGCGGACGCACTTCCGCCTAATGACGAAGAAGACGACCGCGGGCCATCCGTTGCCGCCTCACTTCATGCGCAACTCGCCGACATGTTCGCCCGCGAATACCATCACTGGCCGCACCCGCTTCCGCTCAGGCACACGCCGATCAAGCAACTCATGCAGCTCGCGCGCTGCTCCGACCGTCATCACCTCGGGAGCAAGGCGACCTATTACGATGCGGCAGAGGCGCGCATCATCCGCGATTTCCTGAAAAACGAGAACGCCGACGCAATCGCATCTGCGCAGCGCGAAAAATCCACACTCTGACCATGGCCGACCTCATTACAAAAATAGGCTCCGACAGCTCCTCTCTGCGCAACGACGTGACGGCTACGGCCGGCGTCGTGAAAGAGAAGTTCTCTGCGATGAAGAAAGATTCATCGGGCGGACTCGAAGAGAACGTGAAGGGCATAAAAAAAGGCTTCAACGATCTGAAAGACCTGCTCGTAGGCGGAGGCATGATCGAAGGCGTGAAACGCTTTTTTGACTTCGCTATTGAGAACGCGCGCAAGTCGACCGACGCGAACGATCAAAACGCGGCAGCCGTGCGCCGGTTTGGCGATTCGATGGACGGCATCAAAGAAACTGCCGGCAAGGCGTCTGTCTTTCTCGTCGGCATGTTCAACCGCATCGGCGAATCCATCGGAACCGGGCTGAAGGGCGCGGCGGCTGCGATTTCCGGCACGTTCGACGCATGGGGCGAGGGCGAGCGCGTGCTTGAAGATACGGAGAAGGCTGCGCGCAGAGCTGAGCTATCGTTGGCGGAGTCGAAAAAGCACGCCGAAGACTGGAAGCGACTGAACTCCGAAGCGAAGGACCTCGCCGACAAGCGCGAGGAATCCGAACGGAAGGCCCTCACCACGACCGAGCAAAAGTCCATCCTCGAGCAAAAGCTACTCGAAGCCCAACGCGCCGAAGCCGACGCAGGCGAAAACGCGCTTGCCCGTCGCATCGCCCAAGTCGCGCAGATGAAGATCGGCAATCAGCTATTCGAGGTAGAGAAAGCGTTGAGCGACGAAGCGGTAAAAAACGATGAGAAGCGCCGCTCCGAAGCCGACGCGCGCCACAAAATCCAACTCGACGGCCTCGATAACTTGGACAAGGAGGCGATTTTGATGCAGGAAATCAACGACGCGCAGGGACTGATCGCGAGCGGCGTCCTCAGCATCAAGGACACGGAATACCAGCGCACTGTTCTCGCCGACCGTCAGGCCGAACTGCTCAAGACGCAGAACAAGATCGCCGACGAAGGAAAGAAGATCGCGGAGGCGACGGAGCAACTGGCCGAAAAGCAAAACGAGTTTTCGAGCGAGATGCTCAGCGCGCAGGAAAAATATAACGCCGCGAAAAAGGAAGAGGCGAAGTTGCGCGCGCAGATCGCAGAAATGCCCGACGGCCTCGATAAGATCAAAGAGGAGACGCGGCTACTCGACCTTCAGAAAAAGTCGCGCGAGGCGCTGAAGGATATTGCCTCGCAGGATAAAGAGCTGGCCGGACTGCTGCTGAAAGGAAAAGAGAATCTGAACGAAGTCGAGAAAGTGCGCTTTGATATTCTGACCGGCGTCACGACTCAGGCGAAGTTGGATAAAGAGCTGCACGACCTCACGGCCAAGGCGCTGACCGGCGAATTGCTGCCTGCCGAGAAAGAGCGCCTTGCGACTCTCGCTGGACAGACGACCGAGCTTAAAAAGCAGAGCCAAGAGGCCAACAGCTACATCGACGCGTGGACTAACTTTCAGGTCAAAGTGCAGCGCACCGGCACCGCATACAGCGGGCAATCTACTACGGCGCTAACCGGCGTGCGCGACCGGCTCAATGCGCAGCTCTCGGGCATCAGCGGAAGCGGGAGAACCTATCGCGATGCAGATCAAATTCAAGATTACGGCGGCTGGCTCACTGGCACGGCTTACAAGACCGAACTCTATGCGGTCGAAAAGGAATTGGCGCAGCGTCGCGAGATTTCGCAATACGCCTCGCGCTACGGGGAACAGGCGGCGGTTCGGCAGTATGGCGACGACCTCGCTCAACGTGCGCTGAAGGACCTGAACGATACCAGCGTGAAGACGGCAAACGCACTCACGGATATTAACCAGATGCTCAAAAACTCGGGACTATTCCCGCGATAATTCCATGCCAAACACCATCCTTCTAGACGGTAAATACGCCCGCGGAATTTACGCCGGACGTCCGACGATCAGTTGGCCATTTCTCATCAACGGCGACCGCTCCTCAGTTCTGATCGTCCGTCAGTTTCGCTGCCTCGCCGAATACTATCAGCCGGGCCAACTCGGCATCGACAAAGACCCGGCGTATGCTGACGCGTATCTGATTTCCGAGACCGATCCGACGCCGACCGGAATCGGCTCGATTCTCGCGATCACGCGCACGTTCTCCCGCGTCCCGCAGACGCAGACCGTGCCGAGTTCGATTCTTCTTTCGCGTCCGTCGATCAGCGGGACACTGCCGCAAGCGTTCGGATCGTTCCGCATTTTCCAGCCCGACACGACGCTGCTCCGATACGATGCCTACGCCGCGCAGACGGTCACGGGAGACACCGGAGCGCCGTCGTTCTATCCGACGGGCGGAACCTACACGCTCACCTTCGCCGGCTATACGACTGGAGCAATCGCCTACAATGCCGTCGCCGCTACCGTTCAGACCGCGCTCAACGCACTCGCATCCGTCGCGGCTCGCGGCAGCGTCACCGTTTCAGGCTCCTATAATTCAGCGGGCGGATTCGTCGTCACCTTCGCGAGCTACGCGCAGATCACGATCACGCACTCGCTGACGGGCGGAACCATCCTCGCGTCGCAGACCAATTCAAACGGCGGCTACAGTCAGACGATCCGCGCTGGACTATTGGCGACTAAGCTCACGATCACCATCGACACGACAAGCCTCGTTGCCAGCGGTGGCACCAAAAGCACGAGCATCGACTATTCCGACAGCGGCTCGCTTCCGTCGATTGCGAACCTGTCGCGCTGCCAGATCGGCCTCGGCGGCTACTACCGCTACACGGGCGGAACTTACACGATCACGCTCGGCATTTACACGACCGCCGCCATCGCTTTTGACGCCGACCTGACCGTGATTCAGGCCGCGCTCGATGCCGCGGCTCCCGGTCTATTCGTCGCGCAGGCATGGGAAACGGGCGCTTACGGGCCCGGCGGATTCTACGATGCCGGCACCTACGCCTTCATATACTTCGCGATCTATTTCGTGGGCGGCCCGGCTACAGGCGGCACCTACACGCTCACCGCTCTCGGCTACACTACCACCTCACTCGCTTACAACGCCGATGCGACCGCCGTGCAGGCTGCGCTCAACGCTCTCGCTGGCGTCGCAGCCGTCGGAAATTGCACCGTAACGGGAACGCTCGTGGCGGGATTTAGCATCGCATTCGCAAATGCCGTTATGACGTCAAATGCGGCATCGCTGACACCGATCAATAGCACCGTCACGCCAAGCATCACCGACGCGTCAATCGGGCGGACTCAGCGCATCGCATTCTCCGTCGCAGGCGCATCGCGCGACCTGACGATTGCCGCGCATGGCATCGTCGTTGGCGATTCGCTCTATCTGAAGAGCGGGGCGAGCTACTATTCAATCGTCACGAACTTTACCGTTCCCGACGCGAATACGATTCGACTCAACCTCTATCCGACCGACTCGTGGGCGGCGATCAGCACGATCACGGAATGCGGCAAGCGGACGAAGACGAACTACGAGCCGGGCTCTGCGATGGTCGCTTGCAAGCGCATCACAGACTTCTACCTGCCGGGCATTACGCCAGGCATCGCGACCGCCGACGACATCCCGATTCCGATCAATCAAGGCGACGGCAGCATTCTTCTGCTTTCGATCTTCGCCGGCACGGGCTCGCTCAACGTCGTCGTCGGCGAGCTGTCGCAATGGAAGGAAAGCCCGATATTGGCCCTGACTCGCACGACCGTAAACGCCGCCAGCATATGAGCGCACCCGCTACCGTCCTGCCTCAGCCTCCCGCGGTCGGCGACATGCTCTCGTGGGTAGTGCAGCGCCCTACGGAGGTCGCTGCCTACCTAGAAACCGTGCGCGCGATCCGTCGACTCGAGATCGTAGTCACGCAGAACGGCGTCACCAAACGATTCCCGGTCATTATCAGCGGGGAAAACGCGGTCGTCTCGGTCACGCTCTAACGACGTCGCGCATCCCTCGGTTGACAGCAGCAGCCATTTGCAGAGGAACCCATGCAAATCTACCTAGTAAAAGGCTATCTCGACGTTGCGGCGACTTCGCTCGTTGACGCCATGGCATTGCTCGCGGCCCTCGCGAATCCGTCGACCAGCGCAAACTCGGCTGCGATTGCACGCATCACCGGAAAACTCGAAACGCTCGTGCAGTCAGACAGCGGCGAGCCTCTTGTGATTTCGTCCATCGACGACACGACGGGAGCGATTTCGAGCTGGGTCACTGATAGCAGCGTCGTCATCTCGGTCGGCCTAGGCGACCCCGACACGGCAAACGTAAATAGCTACGCGAGCACGCTGAGCCTTGGAGTTGCAGGAAGCACGCGCACCGGAACGCTCGCGTTAAACACCGCCGCACTCTCCGACGCTCTTCGCATCATTTCATGCGGCGGTCAGCAGCTCGGGAGGTTCACGCTACAGATCCGCAAGACCTACGCTGGAGCGACTAAGACCTACGCGCTTTTGCCGATCATGGTTTCGGCTGGCGTGCTCAATAGTTCGCCGAGCGCAATCTCGACTCCGACTTATGTTCTGACGTCAGAAGCGCGCGCCGGATACCTCATCAACCTAGCGACCGTAACCAGCATCACGGGCGGGGGCGCTACGACGCTAGACGGGCAGGATGCAGGAAGCTCCACGTTTCCGGTCGGATGCATTGCCGTAACCAGCGATGGCGACATTGGCCGTCAGTGGAAACTCAAGGGGACTTACATCTCCGCCACCGATCTATCGCTTGGCTTAGTCAAGCCAACCAACAGCGACGCATCTACGAATCCATGCCACTGGAAACTCATAACATGAAGCCGATTCTCCGCTTTTTTCTTCCGCTTGCGCTTGCCTCGCTTTCGCTCGCACCGCATCGCGCAACCGCGCAACCTGCAACGGTCATGGCTGATCCGACGACGGGCGCGTTGTTCCGCCCAGCCGCATCGACGTTCATCTCGGGGAACTCGCTGCTCACCACGACAGGGGCCGCGGCTGCATATCAACCGCTCGACTCCGATCTCACCGCCATCGCCGCGCTCACGACCACGGCCAACGGTCGAAGCCTGCTCACTTCAACCACGCTCACGCTCGCCGGCCTCGGCATCACCAACGGCACTACGCTCGACACCATCGGAGCCAAGACGCAGAATGGCACGGGCAACCTCGTCCTCGCCACGAGTCCGACACTCACGACGCCCAACATCGGCGCTGCTACGGCAACGAGCATCACCGGCCCAACCGCCACCAACCTCACCATCACCGGCGGCTCCTCGGGCGCGTCGTTGGTGCTGGGGAGCGGACCAAACGCGGGCGCGTCTCTAGCCATCCGCGCTGGTGGGCGTTTTAACCTGACCGCAGCCGCATCAAATGATGCTTATTTGGAGTATGTCGGCAATGCAGGCACCGCAGGCACCACGAGCGTCGTGGTCGGACAGAGCGGAACTAATTTGGGCATCATCTACAACCGCAGCAATTCTGCGCTGACGTTCGGCACGAACAGTCTGGAGCGCACGCGGATCACCGAAACCGGCAACCTCCTTATCGGCACCACGACCGACATGAGCGGTTCGGGCGGGCTTAAGGTGGCGGGCACGACAGCCTCCACCTCCACGACAACCGGCAGTGCCATCTTCGGCGGTGGCATCGGTGTCGCTGGGGCGATCAATGCGGGCGGAACGGGTAACTTTGTTGGCGACGCCATTGTGACCAGCACCGCGCAGAGCGTATTTCGCGCGACCGCGACGAATAACAACGGCATAGCGGGAACAGTCCATACGACCGGCAACGGTGGCTCCCTGCAATCTTGGCTCGTAGGGAGCAACGTAAGCGGAGCGAGTGGGGAATTTGTCATCCGGGATAGCACGGGGACGAGTAACGCCCTGACAATCACGAAGGGCGCCCTAGCCGCGACCTTCGGCGGCGTAACTGTCCTAAAGAACTACACCGTCGCCAAGCTCCCGGATGCGGCCTCATACACCTACGGCGAAGCCTACGTGAGCGACGCCACCCAAGCGGCAGGCACCTCAATCGGCTCTGCTCCTACGGGCGGCGGCTCGGTGGTGCGCGGCGTTTACAGCAATGGCTCGGCTTGGCTGCTCCGCTAATTTCCCAACCATGAAAACCAAACTCATCCTCCTCCTCGGCGCACTCTTCGCGGGTGTCGCCTTCGCTGCCGACGCTTCGCCGGCCGTCTTGTCCTCCTCCACGAAAAACGGAGTTACCACGCTCGTCACCACGGGCCGAGTTCAAGCCGAGGCCGCGGTCAACGCAGACGGCACCGTGACCTTCACCGTGTTTCCCAACGTGACGCTCCTCGACTCGACCGGCACGCCTATCGCCGCGCATCAGCTCGACACCGCCAAGGGTTTTCCCGTGAACCTCTCTGCGGAACTCGTGGGCAAAATCCTTGTGGAAGTCAAAGCCGCCTACGTCGCCAAGCTCGCCGCCGAAGAGGCGGCAAAGGCTGAGAAGTAATTTCCCCGCCGTGCTCCTCACCCGCACCCAGCTCAACGCCGCATTCGCTGCCGCCCAAGTTCCCGCGTGGACATGGGCCGGCGCGGCGTCGATTCAGGGCAACACCTTCGCCACCGTCTCACGTGAGTGGGTGGCCAGCGTGTGGGTCGCGGGCCTTGAAGAGCTGCGCCTCAATGCTCCCGAGCTGCTCGACACGCGCGCCCTGGGTGGCGGCAAGACCCAGCTCGTGCCGCGCTACGATCCCGATGCTTTTTGTTGCCGGGGCCACGGCCTATTCTTCTACAGCCGCGGCATGATGGGTTTCGCACTGAAGGGGGCGCGCGCTCAGCTCGATCACGACGCGCTCGCCTTTGGCTTCATGCACTACACGGCCGAGGCCCGCGCCGAAAACCTCCGGCGCGCCGGCCGCCACGAGCAGCTCTGGTTCATCGATCACGCGGGCCAGTTCCAAACCTTCGAAGAGGGCGACGGCGAAGAAAACGAAATGACGCCCGCCGAGCTGGCCTCGATCACTTTCCTCTACGCGCAATGAAGCGTCTCCTCTTCCTCGCGGTCCTCACGCTCGCCGGTTGCACCACTGCTCCCGCGCCCTCCGGCCTCGATCCCGCCGTCTACCGCCCCACGCACCGCACCACGTATCCCGCGCCGCGCTAGCCTGCCTATTCCCTGATTTCCTGAGTTCCACATCTCGTTTTTCCCCATGCCCGCTCCCATCCGCAACGCCTGGTCTGTCATCCGCCGCTGGCTCGCCCACTACACCTACGCCCTCTTCGCCAAATCCTTCAACGGCGCGACCGTCGCCCTCGACGGCTTCCTTGGCCTCGCCGCCGGCGCGACCGTGAGCGAGTCCATCGCAAAGCCCAACTGGCAAGTCGCCGCCGCGATCTTTTGCACGGCCTTCGTCCGCAACGCCCTCCTCTACCTCAAAGAAAACCCCCTTCCAGCCAAGCTCCCCGCCGAAACCGAGCCTCCCTTTGTGATCCAACCCAGCGGTAACTTCGATAAACTCCCCTGATCATGCGCGCCCCCCGCTTAAATTTCAAACGCCTCGCCCCCCTTGGCCTCATCGCCGCGCTGCTGTCCGGCTGTTCGCACCGGCTGCCCAATATCAAGGCGGATGCCGTATCCACCCGCACCAGCACCCTCGGCGTAGTCCAGACCGCCGAGGCCAGCGGTATATCAATCACGGATACCTACGTCACCGCCGCCGAGGCGAAGTGGACGCTTTCTTTCCCCGGTTTCGACCACACCACCGTGGCGACCAATTACCGCCAACGCCGCGAAAAAGAAGAAAAAGAAGCAGCCCCCGCCAAACCATGATTGAGCGCCTCTCCGACCACGCCGCCCCCGGCCTCCTCTACGCCGCGAGTTTCGTCGCCGCCATCGCCCAATGGCAGGAGCAAATGGAGTGGGCGCTTAAAATCGTCGCGAGCCTCAGCGCCATCGCCTTCGGCCTCGCCGGCTTTTTAGTGACCCGCCGCCGCGCCCGCCGCAGGTGAGGCCTCCTCACCGCGCCGGCCGCGCTCGTCGCTTGGATTTCGAGGAAATTGCAGAAGATCGAGGACAATCAAGAGCGCACCGCCAACGAACTTGAGCAGCTCAAGGACCATATCGCATCGCGGCCCTGCAAAAAAACTAGGGATTTGGCATACCTAATAAAAGGTAGTCGGCTACCTAGATCGCCTCGAAAAGAACTAGGCTTGCCCATCGCCGTTCACGCTGCGACAAACGGCTAAGCACCGCCGCCGGATGCCAGTTACGCAACTGTCCGCCTTTGTTCAGCTCGACCGCTCCATAGGTAAAATCAGGGACAGGCGATGCAGATGCGGCGCGATGCTCATCGTGACTTTAATGGCCTTACTTTTGTTTATCTTCACGCCTTATTCGTTACGTAATAAATAAGATTCTGCAAATTTAATGTTGCACGTAAAGGTTACGTAACTTTTACGTATCGACATGGCAAGAATCGCAGTCCTTAAAAACCCGAAGCCGTTCACCGCTAACATTGAGCGGGAGCTTCACAAGCAAGCCAGCAAACGCGCGCAGGAGTATGGTTACTCATTCTCGGAGTATATTTCCCGGCTCCTTGTTGCAGACATGAAGCGCAAGCGCGGCATCGCGCATCTCGTTTCGAGAACGATGAAGGCCGCAGCATGAACGCCCCCCGCGCCATCGAACCCGCCGCCGTTTACACGGCTCCCGAGGCCGCACGCCTCATCTCGGTTCACCCGAAAACCATGCAGCAGATGCTGCGTGACGGCATCGTGAAAGGCTCGCGGAAGCTGCGCACATGGCGCGTTCGCGGCTCCGAACTCCTCAAGGCAGCACTATGAAACACGTCGCGCAAATCATCATCGGCGTCGCCATCCTCGCCGCATGGGCCTCGTGGGACTTGGGCAGCGCGTGCGTCCGCACGTTCATCCTCGGTCACTCGGCCAGCCGTCAGCTCGAAGACATGATTGAAGCGGAGGACGAGACATGAGCGAGGCGCAACAAGTCCGCATGATCGTGACGCCGCTCGCGCATCTCATCGCATGGGAGTTGAGAGACGATGAACGCCGCCTAGGTCACGGTTCCGAAAAGGCCGACGATTGGGCGGCAGTCCGCGGCGTCGAGATTCGCAGCGGCATCTGCCGCGTCTCGGTCAACCCTCAGTTTCTCGACGCCGCCGGACGCGCGGCAGTCATGGCTTACGGCTGGGAGATTTCAGCATGATCTTCCGCACGATCACTTCCGCCGATTGGGTGCGCTCAATCGCAATCGCCCGCGCGACGCCGAATCAAATCCGCGCCCGCATCGCCGCACATCTTCCGCGTCAGATCACTGCTCAGTCAGAGGGCCGCACCGAGGTCTTTTCACCCGCCACGGCTCGCCGGTCTGACGCGTTCCCTTCTTCGCCCGCGCAAAACCGACTAAGCTCCCTCGTGGAGTCTGCCGCTCGCAAGACGGCGGGTGAATGCGCGGGCGAAGTTCTTCCTTTCACTGCCGCCGGCAGTTCGGACCGCGAAGGAGGCGGCACGTCCCGCGCAGAGGCCGGCGGCGGTGAATCACTTTCCGAGGGCGGACACTCCGCGCGCTCCTGCCCTGACTTGGTAGAAACGAGGCCGCTGACAGCTACACCGAGGCCGACATGGGGCGCGCAAAACAGTCTCAAGCAGTAGCAGAAACCAAAACAAAACAGAAACATGAGTTCAAAAATCGAAATCAAGATCGTGGCGGAGGCCATGAAGTCCGAGGACATTACGCCGGCTCAAATTCGCGCCGTGATTGAAAAGCTGAACCTGCTGAACGCGGGCGACGAAGAGGAGAAAGCGCCGTCGATCAAAAAGCAGTTTGTCGTCATCGTCAGCGATCCGAACAACTTCATTCCGAACGTCGATCTTGTGGCATGGGTGGCGCAGATTCCCGAGAGCGAATCGCCCGCGACGACGTTGGACCGCATCAATCGCGCGGCCTACGACTACAACACCACGAAGAAGGGGCGTTTGCTCCCGGTGAAAACACACGGCGAAGCCATCGAGGCCGTTCCTGCGAAGTTCTTTAAGGGGTCTGAGGTTTGGGTGAAGACGAAAACGCCCGTGCTTGTCGTGAAGACGAGCAACGAGATTCCGCGGGATGCCGACACGCGCAGCCCGCAGCATCGAGAACTTGACCGGCGACTCTCTGAAATCGTCACGCCGTCCGCGTCCGCCGCCTGACCCATTCCCTTAAACGCAAGAACGCCGCGACTACGAATCGCGGCGCTCAAGCAAAGCAGAAACTAGCAAAACAGAAACATAGCCATGTCCTCACAAAATACCGGCGTCAAGTCGGATACTAAATCGAAGGGAGCACTTTAACATGTGCGACTTTCACTCCTGCTGCATCCGCGTCGACGGCGCACTCGCGCACGTCGCCGAAAACTCTCACTCGTCCGCCGCTCTTGCTGCGGGCTGGAAAGAGAATGAACCGCACAAGCGCGCCCGTTTCGTCGAAGCCGAATGGAATGGTCGAGGCGAGTATCCTGGTGCTGATAAGATTTGCCGCGTTCAAGCTGGCGAAGAACTGACGGCGAAGCAGCGCAAAAAGTGCGACGATCATTACAAGGCGCTCGCTGCTATCCTGAAAAACAAGACGCCGAGCGCGGCGGAATTGCTGCGCTGGAACAAGCCCGCGTTTCGCGACGTTTTGGGCCAGCTCGAAATCACTGCGCTGCCTGCTGATATCGAGGTCTGGCATGGCGACCTGAATATTTCCGAAAACTCTAAGCTTGAGCTTCCGCATCTGGCCGAAGTGACCGGCTACGTCGACGTCCAACAGGGCGCGACGTTCACCGCTCCCGTGCTGGCCGAAGTGACCGGCTACGTCTACGTCCAACAGGGCGCGACGTTCACCGCTCCCGTGCTGGCCGAAGTGACCGGCTACGTCGACGTCCAACAGGGCGCGACGTTCACCGCTCCCGTGCTGGCAAAGACCGGCTCCGTCGACGTCCGACAGGGCGCGACGTTCACCGCTCCCGTGCTGGCCGAAGTGACCGGCTACGTCTACGTCCAACAGGGCGCGACGTTCACCGCTCCCGTGCTGGCCGAAGTGACCGGCTACGTCGACGTCCAACAGGGCGCGACGTTCACCGCTCCCGTGCTGGCAAAGACCGGCTCCGTCGACGTCCGACAGGGCGCGACGTTCACCGCTCCCGTGCTGGCCGAAGTGACCGGCTACGTCTACGTCCAACAGGGCGCGACGTTCACCGCTCCGAAGCTCAATCGCGGAGGTGCGCTATGAACGCCCCATCGACCGAACTCGTGCTCGTGCCCGATACCGAGCAGATCACGATTGAAACCGGCGCACCCGCCGACAAATCGCTCGCGCTGTTCTCGCCGTTCAAGGCTCCATTCGCTGCCGCATCGCTGCTGCTTGCGGAAGAGTCTGCCGCGAAAGATCCGGCGTCCGCTCGCGCTCTCCGTCTGAAGCTCGTCAAGTCGCGCACGCTGATTGCCAACGTAAAAGACGCAGCAAAGGCTGACGTGCTGATCGCCAGTCGCGTCATCGACTGGTATCATAACAAGGCGAAGGCGAAGATTGCCGAGGCGGAAGAGCGCCTTGAGTCCATCGAGAAAGAGGCTGCGAGGGCTGAGGCTGCGCGGAAAGCCGCGTTGAAGATGGAGCGTGAATCCGCGTTGAAGCCCTACGGCATCAACACCGCTTTCTATCTGCTCGCCGACATGTCTGAAGAAGTATTTGCGCAGTTGCTCGCCAGCTCGAAAGCGGCGCACGAGGCGAAGATCGCAGCCGCGCAAAAGGCGGAGGCTGATCGCATCGCGAAAGAAAAGGCCGATGCCGAAGCGAAGGCTGCACGCGAACAGGAAGCTGCTGCCGAGCGTGAACGCGTCCGCATCGAGAACGAACGTCTAAAACGTGAGGCCGCAGAGCGCGAGGCTACGGCAAAGGCCGAACGCGAAAAGGCTGCTGCTGCTATCGAGAAAGCGCGCCGCGAGAAAGCTGCAATCGAGGTGGCGGCGGAGAAAGAACGCGCTGCTGCCGTTGCTGAGGCCGCTCGCATCAAAGCCGAAGCCGACAAGGCGGCGAAGATCGCAGCGGAAAAGGCCAAGGCGGAAAAGGATGCTGCCGACGCCCGCGCGAAGATCGAACGCGACGCCCGCGAAAAGCTCGAGGCCGATGCGCGTGCAGTCCGCGAACGTGAAGCTGCGCGCCAGGCCGCGGAAGCCGCCGAGATCGCTCGCGCTGCTGCTGCGCCTGATCGAGAAAAGCTCGCCGCATTCGCTGCACTCGTCCGCACGCTCGAACTGCCGGACATGTCCACGAAGTCGGGCAAGCAGGCGTCGATTGCGATTTCTACTCTCGTTGAAGAGCTGGCGGTCGCAGTCGAAATCTACGCGCAGAATCTCGCGCAAAAGGAGGCCGCTTAACATGAGCACACAATTCTTTCTCGACGCGGGCATTCACTACAACGTGCCGGCCTCGGTCTATCATTCGGACCCTTGCCTCACGCCATCGCTCTCCAGTGGAGCCGCGCGCACGATCCTCGAAAAGTCACTCGCAGCCGCACACCGTGAACACGCTCGACTCGGCGGCAAGCGGAAGGCGACGACCGAAGCGATGAGCACGGGCAGCATCGTTCACAGCCTGCTCGCCGATAATCCGCAGGATTTCGAGGTCGGCGTTTTCGATAACTTCCGAAGCAAGGCCGCGCAGTCATGGCGCGACCTCGTGATCGCAGCCGGCAAAAACGCCGTGCTCGAATGCGACCTCGATGAAGCGCGCAAGATCGCCGCATCCGTCCGCGCGAACGTCTGCAATGGCGGCATCACAAACGATCCATTCGCGGCGCACGGTAAAAGCGAAGTCACCGTCATCTGGAAAGAGGGCGATGCCTACTGCCGCGCGCTGATCGACCGTCTCGTGGTCGATCCGAACGGATATGCGGACATCTGGGACTGGAAATGCACGTCCGACATCACCGACCGGAGCATCCTGCGCAGCGTCGTCAAATACGGCTACCATATCCAAGAGGCGTTCTACCGCCGTGGGCTGTCAGTCGCGCTGCCATCGCACGCCGGGCGCATCTCGTGGACGTTCGTTTTCGTCCTCGACGTTGAGCCTTACACGGTGCGCCGCGTCTGCCTGACGCCGGAATTTCTTTCCGCGGGGAAGAGCGAAGTGAATCGCGCGATTGCCCTCTGGCGAAACGCGCTGGCA